GACCGTGCCGCACGGGCATCGATCAGTACGCGCCGCACATCAGCTTCGGTCTTGCCCGTGGCGATGAACTCGGCCGCGCGGTCGGGGCAGCCGGCCAGCAGACAAACCTCGGCGATGGCCTGGGCAGCCTGGGTCACTTCGCGACGGGCTTCAGCGACCAGCACGGCAGCTTCGTCGGTGCTGATGGTGTCGGCGGTCTCGATCACTTTCTCTTCTTCATTCATGGTCATTTCCTTCTTCAAGGGTGCCGCCTCAGCACGGATGACGCCCCGCACCTGAGACGGCGGATGGTTACGGGCGTTGAGATACGAGTGGAATTCGCTGAGGGTGGCCTCCAACGTCTGGAGTCCATCGGCCAGTCCTTGGGCCACAGCATTGCTGCCGAAGAAGAGTCCAGCCTCGGTGGCGCACACGGCATCAACGTCCAGGTCTCGCATCGCAGCCACGTGCTCGGTGAAGATGGAATACAGCCGATCCACTTCGCCTTGCAGCTCGCTCTTGGCGGTATCCGATAAGGGCTCGTGAGGCGAGTAGTCGTTCTTGTGGGCGCCCGCCGTAATGGCCGTAAACCGATAGCCGTCCTTGGCATCCTTGACCGATTGGTCGACATGCAAGGCGATGACGCCGATCGAGCCGACCCCACCGGTTTCGGTTACGAACAGGCGCTGGGCACTGGCGGCAATCGCATAGGCCGCTGAATACGCGGCATCGTTGGCCACCGCCCAGACGGGTTTCATGGCTGCCACCTCGCGCACACGGCGGGCCAACTCGAAACTGCCCGAGGCTTCGCCGCCCGGGGAGTCGATGTCGAGCAAGATGCCGCTGACATGGGGATCAGCCAAGGCAGCATCCAACATCGCGGCGATCTCGCCGTAGGACGTCAGGCCTGAGGCGGCTTCCATGCCCAGCGAGCGCTTGACCAGCGAGCCGTGGATCGGTATCACTGCGATGCCGTCGGGGGTTGCGGCTGCAGGCGGCCGTTGGTAAACGGCCATGTCCATGGAAGGCAGCGTGGGGACATCGGCCATACCGATGCGCTGCCCGACCACGGAGAGAATCACGTCCAGCTTGGGTCGGTGAATCAGCAGGGGCGTCCCGAACAGGCGGGAGGCAAGGTAAGTCATGGTTGGGTGTCCTGGTTGTTGGGTGACGCACCGCCAGACTCAGCAGTCTGTGATTCGTCAGTCTGTGGATCGCTTGGCTCTGTCGACACTGCAGCCAGCGCTTGGTCATGCCGGGCATCGGAGTCAAAGACCAAGCCCAGTGCATCGGCCCGGGCGTTATCGGCTGCGATCTCACGGTCCACGTCTTCGGCGTCGTAGCCGTTGCCGGAGATGGCCTCGGATCGGCTCATGAGGCCGGCACGAATAGCGAGCTTCATGGCGTTGTATTCCTTTTGCGGATCGACCCAGCTCCAACCCTGTGGAATCCACTTGGCGGCCTGGTACTGCCGCTTCTCTTTTCGGTAACCAGGCAAGTCCAGTGCCCCTTCCAGCACTGCCTGGTCCATCCAGGCGCGCCAGATCGGCCGGCACAGCTGGTGCACGATCACACCGTGCTGCAGGGCTTCACAGCGGCGGCGAAACTCCAGCAGGCCAGCCCGGATGGAGGAGTAGTTCACCTGCGTCAGGTCCCCAGTGAGCATCTCGTAGGTGATGCCCATAGCGGCGGCCACCGCGCGGAACTGCTGGCGCATGAACTCGGCATACGACGAGCCCACATCGGCAGGCGCCGAGAACTTGATGTCTTCGCCTGGCTCCAGGATCTGCAGCGTGCCTGGCTCCATGCCCGCGAGCGCCACGCCGTTGGCGTCCGCCGCCGACTCACCCATCAGGTTGTCTTCGGGCGCCATGCGGGTGATGAAGCCAGCGAACATGGCAGCGGTTTTCTTGCGTACCAGCTCGGCGTCGTCGTACTGGTCCAGCTCGTTGAGCTTCACGAGCGCACGGGTCAGCCACGGCTCGCCCCGGATCTGGCCGGGACGAAGCGGACGGAACAGGTGGATCACTTCACTGGCGTCCACCCGCACCGTGTCCATGCCACCGCCGCCGGCACTGCTGGACATCGGTGCCAGCAGTCCATCATTGGGATGCGAGCGATACAGGTGATAAGCCACCCGGCGACCCAGCCGGTCGAACTCAATGCCGGAGCGGATGACGTTGCCACCGGGTAGATCGCGGTTCATGGTGGTTGGCAGGTGCTCTGCTTCCAGCACCTGGGTCTGGAGCGCCACCGGCAGACCATCTTCTGTGCGGCGGTAACGCAGCCGGACCAGGGCTTCACCGCCTTCGAGCATGGCGCGAGTGGCCAGTGCCTGTAGGCCGTAGAGGTCGGTCAGCCCTGCTGCATCGGCCTGCTCGCACCAGTCCCACCAGAGGCTGTGGATGGCTTCTCGCGTAGCCTGGTCTTGCACCATGCTCTGCGGCTTGATGCCAGTACCGATCGCGTTGGCCACAAAGGCTTCGATGCCGGCGGCAGCCCAAGCGTTGCGCCGCACCAGGTCACGGCTCTTGGCGCGCAGTTCGTCTTGGGCCAGCGACAGGGCTGCTACGGCGCCTGGGTTGCTGGGCATCCAGGCCAGGGCGCGCCGCCCGCCGCCGGTGCCGTCATAGACCGGCGTGCCACCGAACATGCGGCGACGCAGACTTTTGAGCCAGGCCATCAGAGTGCCTTGCTCGTGGTGACACGGATCTGGCGCGATTTTGGTGCGCCGGATTCACGAGCCATGGTGGCTTCGACCTCTGCAATCGCGGCCTTCAGATCGGCCACGCTGCGGTACTCGATGCTTTTGCCCTCGTAGGTCACGCGGTGTTCGCCGCTGGCCAGAGCTTCGTGCAGGGCCTGCAGGTGTTCAGGGGTGTAAGTCGTCATCAGGTCATCCATCGGCTTCGCACCACGCGCCGTGCTGGCGCTGGCGTGCTGCCAGAAGTGCTGAGGCCACCGTCGAACTGCTGCTCTTGGGTTGCCTCGGGGGTTGTGATTTGTTTGGCAACGACTGGTGGGTCGGTGCCGAGTTGTTTTTCGAGTTCTTGCCAATGACGGTCTTCGAACCGATCCAGGCCCGCCGCCGCTGCGGCCGCTCGGGCATAGACGTAGCAGTCGAGCGCCTCATTGCGCTCGCGCATCTTTTGCCACTCGCGGTGGGCAAAGCCGTTGCGGTCACGCCGGGTGATCAGTTGCTCGGCACACAGCTGCTGCAGGTACTCGGCATCGACCTTGGGCAGGTGCACAAAGCCAGCCGGGTAGATCGGCGTGATGCCGTCTTCGGCCACCTCGGCGCTTTTGCGCAGGTTGTTGTAGAACTCCAGCTTGGCAATGCCGCCCGCCACCGGGAACACCTTGATGCCTCGGCGCAGCTTCTTGCCGCTGGCGGTGGCGTCCACCGCCGTGGGGGTGCCGATCAGCGCCGCACCTCCAGCAATGCCCTTGATCGGCATGAGCCGGGCATCGCGCACGCTGCGCACAAAGGCATAGGCCTCCTGGGTGGCATATCCGGTATCGAGCGCCAGGCGCGCCAGGCTCAGTTGGCAGCCCGAACTGTGGGTCCAGGTCTCGCCCATGAGCTTCGCCAATGCTGACCAAACTTCGGCTCGCGCCGTGTCGCCCATCAGGATCCGGTGCTCGACCAGCCAGGCGGCCTTGCCGCGCCCGAAGGCCCAGACCGAGACTTCGATGCGGTCCTTCTGCACGTCGGCACCGGCAGTGAGCAACAGGCCGCCCGCAGGCACGGTGCCGATGCGGTAGTCCTCTCGGCGTTCCAGCAGTCGTTGCCAGTCGGGCGCTTCGCCCTCTTCGACCCAGGTCTCACCCAGTTCGGTGTTCTTGAAGGTTTTGATGGCAGAGGCTGATCGACTGTCCGACATCGCCGCCGATTCCCAGGCCCGCGCGATCTCGATCCAGCTGCGCCAGCCCACTGGGCTGTAGAGACTGGAAAGATGAAACCCGGCCGTGCGCCCGGCTTGTTCAGGCGCACACGCCTGCCATTGGCCGTTCTCCAGCATCCAGGTCTTGTGGTGCTCGGCAATCGGTTCACCACAGCCTTCGCAGATGTAGGCGGCCGTTTCCGGCTGGCCCCGCTCCCAGCGCAGTTGCTCAAACCGCAGCCACTGGCGGTGGTCGCAATGCGGACACGGCACGAAGTAGCGGCGCTGGTCCGATGCCTCGAACTCGCGCTCCACCGCACTGGCGCCGGCAATCGTTGGGGTCGAGACGATCAGGATCTTGCGCCGGGCAAAGGTGCGGGTTCGCGCCTCGGCCAGCGAGATCGCGTCGCCTTCGCCTTCCACATCCAGTGGGTAGCCATCGACCTCATCGAGGAACAGGTAACGCACCGGCATGGAACGCAAGCCCACCGCGCTGTTGGCGCCGGTCATCACCAGCACGCCGCCATGGAACTCTTTGGCCAGGATGGTGTTGCCGGAGTCCCGACTGCGCGCCGGGGCAATGCGCTCCTGGATGGCCGGGCTTTCCTCGATCAGCGCGTCGATGCGCTGCTTGGAGGCCCGCTTGGCCATCTCCACCGTGGGCCACACCGCCATCATCGGGCCTGGGGCATGGTGGATTACATAACCCACCCAGTTCAGGCCCAGTTCCGTGCCGCCCACCTGTGCCCCCTTCATGAACACCACCCGCTCGATCGGTGACATGGGCGACAAGCAATCCATGATCTCGCGCAGATAAGGCGTGCGACTGGTGCGCCAGCGCCCGGGCTCGGAGGCCGCCTTGCTGGAGAGCACCCGGTGCTTGTCGGCCCATTCGGATACCGTGAGCAGCGGATCGGGCGTCAAGCCCTCGCGCCAGGCACGCTCGATCGCGTCCCAGCCTTCGTAATACAGCTCATCCATGATCAGTCCACCTTGGGTTGCACATCGCCCAGGTCCTGAAGTTGCTGGCGCACAGCGGCGTCCAGCGCCACATGCAAGACATGCGCATCGACACCCAGCCCTGCGGCCATCTGTGACGAGATGCGTGCCGGCCAGTTGAGCCAGGCATCCCGCTCAGCCCTGGCCAGCTTGAACACATGGGCCACGGCCTGTGAGCGATCGACCAGTTCGCCCTTCAAGCGGGCCAGGCGCACCTTGTTGGTCTGCGCCTTGACCACTTCGTTGACGGTGCGGGCCTGGAGCAGCGAAGTGCCGCCGGACGACAGCGCCGGGGTGGGTGGATCTGGCGCGTCACGCACAACTTTTGCGGCAGCCTGCGGAATCTCGCGGGCAGGTGCGGAAACCTGCGTGGCCGGTTTGTCACTGGCGACATCGGCCACCGACCGCCGGGTCGGCGTGGTGTTGGCCGCCCATTGGGCATCGGCTACCACCGGATCGATGGTGCCGTCCGGCAACTGGCTGATGCGCCCGGTGTCGATGGCCTTCTTGACGGCCACGTGCGACACGCCGCGATGGCGCGCGTAGGCGCGAATGGACAGTCCCATGGTGTAGATCTACTCAGTGCAAGTGGGTGGCCTCCTGGAGGTATGGGTCAGGCAAAGGCGAGTGAATCACCCGGGATTAAAAAGCGCTTGGCTTCTGGGGCGCACAGCGCGTGAATGCGGATGTCGATTGACAAGCAACCCACCAAGGAGCCCCACATGGCCAAACCCAAGCAACCCACCGCACTCTCCCCCGACGAGATCGAGCTCTTGCTCGAATCGATTGCCCTGGACCACCTGTTCATCGAAACGCTGGTGACCCAGCACAGTGACCGCCTGGACTTCCATGACGTGAGCGTCTGGGGTGTCAAGAGCGCCTTGCAAGCCGCGTTTGATGCCGGGCTGCGTGCCGCTGGAGGCGCGCCGAAGCAGACCGTGCACCGCGTGCGCAAAGTCACCGCGGCACATCAAACCAGTGGCAACGGCATCACCGCCGTCCTGCAAGCGTGAGGGCGCCATGACCACCGCACTCAACCCCAACCAGCAGGCCATCCTGGAGCACGCCGTACAACACAGCGGCGGCAAGATCGCCTGGTTCCCCGAGCACATCAAGGGCGGCGCTCGCGCCAAAGTGCTCGAAAGCTTGTTCAAACGCGCCCTGATCACGCCTGACGGCGATGACTGGGTGGTGGCTGCCGAGGGCTACGACGCCTTGGGCCTGCCCCGACCGGGCGCCTTGCCACCGACCATCACGCTGGACGATCCGGAACTGGAGGCCGATGTCGCCAGTGCCGAGGCCAGTTGGCAACAACCTGCCAAGGACAAGCCGGTTCGCACCCGCGCCGACAGCAAACAGGCCCTGGTCATTGGCCTGCTGCAGCGCCCCGAGGGCGCCACCATCACGCAGATCATGGAGGCCACGGGGTGGCAACAGCACACCGTGCGCGGCACATTGGCCGGCACGCTCAAGAAGCGCCTGGGGCTGACCATCACATCAGCCAAGGAGGCCGGCGGTCAGCGGGTGTACCGCATCGAGTCCACGGCCTCTTTCAATGCCACCGCCACCACAACCGATTCGGAGGCCGCATGAACGCCCGCCCCAACTTGGCGCGCCTCGATGAACTCGGGCAGCGCCTGGCCGACCAGGCGTTTCACACCCTGATCAGCCTGTGCCCTGAAATCAAAACCGCCAGCCCGGCGCGCCAGGAGGCGGTGTGTGCCGCGATGCGGGCCAAGGTGGCACCAAGCATCGACCGCCTGCTCGAAGACGCGCGGCTCGCGCCCTGTTTGACCGAAGCGGCGTTTCACAACGCCGTGCTGACCCTGGCGCTGGCGGGCGTCGAAGCCTTGCAGGCCAAGGCCGTGAGCCCCATGTACCGATCAATCAGCCCAACCACCACACCAACCAGAAAGGCCCGTCATGCCCAGCATGTCCATCACCATTGAACGCACCCCTTTGACCCTTCAGTGGGAGGGCCAAGAGATTCAGGTCGAGCAGCTCGGGATCCGACTGCCCTTTGCACGCAAGCCCGAGAACCTCCAGGACATGAGCGCCAGCGGCGACTACATCGTCTACGTCACCGAGACACGGACCATGACACCCGAGGAGTTCGATGGCTTCGCCGCCAACCTGCTGGTCTCGCGCGACTGGCTGGCCGGCAAGGGCGGCTATGTCGGCCAGGGGCGTTTGTGCATAGAAGTTCACGCCCCTGGTCGCCCGTACCTGTTCGTCGATCCATCTGGCGGGGACTACGCCCGCTACGCAGCCCGTCTGGGCTAGTGGCTGTGCCGCCACGCTGTTCATCTTCTTCCATCCAAGCCTTGGCTTTGCATCGGAACAGCGCGTCAATGGGGTCATCGCCAAACCATTGAACGGAAGCCCCACCATGACCCTCGACCTTGACACCCTGATGCGCCAGATGACCGAGCAAAAGGCCAAAGACGCCTTGCTCACCGCCCGATCCACCCTGGAGCGCAGTCTGCGGGAGTTGGACCATTACATCGAGCGACTCGACACGGCCGAGACGCTGCACGACAAATCGCAGGTGATGAACTGGGCGCTCAACGCCCTGGCCTGCAACATCACGCCCAATCTCCGCCTAGACCTGATCGCCAACGCACAGGCCGAACTGGCCAGCGTCGCGAAATGATCACGCTCTCGAAAAATGATCGAGAAAGCCTTGGCTTCTGTGCCCTACAGCGCGTCAATGGAGTCATCGCCAACACAGAAACAGACGCAGACATGGAGCCGACGATGACCACCACCCAGCAAGCAAATATTCCTGCAACTAAAAATGAGTCGTGGGGCCTATTTGGGACCCTCGGCGAGCACGCCGAAGCCGCCTGGCCCATCGCGATGACGGCGATCTCGGACGCCACCCTCCAGCCCCTCGAATCGGTGCGCGCCTTCCTGGACAGCCGCCATGGTCGTCACTTTGCTGACGATGTACTCAACGGCCTGCACGCCGGATTGAACTTGCCTGATGCGATCCACGCCGCCACCCAACAATGGATGGGCTGGACCATCGGCCGCCTGACCAGCAAGCAGCACGGGATTCCCAAGGGGCTGCCCTACCTGACGGGCTTTGTGATTCACTGCGAGATCGTCGAAGAGGCACTGGCCGACTGACGTACCCGCAGGGCTTCAAAGCCCCGGCGCAACGCGTAACTGCGCACGATCGACACGGCCGTGAAGATCAAGCCGATCAGCAGGTTTTCGGTGACGGTCACGGCCAGGCCGAACAGCGGGAACACCGCCATCTGCGTGACCACCGCCACAACATAACCCACCAGCACATTGGCGAGCGACTCCACCATGGACATCAGGCGCGATTGCTTCATGCGTCGGCCTCCTGTGGGTCTGCTGAGATCAGCATGCTTGCCATTGCCTCTAGGTCGTTGAACTTGACCGCGTCAAGTTCCCGGTAGGCTTCCTGCCCACTCCAGTCTTGCCAGCGGCGAACGATCACATCGACGTACTTGGGGTCGAGCTCGATCAGCCAGCCGATGCGGCCGGTTTTTTCAGCGGCGATGAGGGTGGTGCCAGAGCCGCCGAACGGGTCCAGCACGATGTCCCCTGGACGGCTGGAATTGCGAATCGCGCGCTCGACCAATTCCACCGGCTTCATGGTCGGGTGCAGGTCGTTTTTCTGGGGCTTCTTGATGTTCCACACGTCGCCCTGGTCACGATCCCCGCACCAGTGGCGGTTCTCTCCTTCGGGCCAGCCGTAGAGGATGGGCTCGTACTGGCGTTGGTAATCAGCGCGGCCGAGTGTGAAGGTGTTCTTGGCCCATATGATGAAGGTGGACCACCTGCCACCGGCAGCCCGGAAGGCCTGTTGCAGGGTGTCCAGCTCACTGGACGACATGGCGATGTAGGTCGCCCCAGCGCAGCGTTCCAGCATCGGGGTCAACGCCGCCAGCAAGAAATCGTAGAAACCATCACCCAGGTTGTCGTTCAGGATCGGGCGGTCTTTGCCGCGCATCTTGTCCTTGGCGCTGTTGGCATAGTCCACGTTGTACGGGGGATCGGTGAACACCATGTCGGCCTGGGCGTCGGCCATCAGCAGCTCGTAGCTCTTGGGATCGGTGGCATCGCCGCACACCAGCCGGTGATTGCCCATCTCCCAAACATCACCCGGGCGGGAGATGGGAGTGGCCGACACTTCGGGCACCGCATCGTCATCCGTCTGGCCATCGACCGTGGTCTCTTCACCCGCCATGATTTCGGCC